TCATATTTGTAATCCACCTGTCCTATATGATCAATACCGCCAGCACAACGCCGCTTAAAATTCCAAGACAGCGATACAGCCGCCGCTTCTCCCCTGCCTCACCTGCTGCCGTCTGCACCGCCATTTTCAGCCGCTCCTCATACCAGACGCATAATTCCGTCTGCATCTGAAGATCCAGATATCCCAGCATTCCGCCAAATTCCTGCAGTTCTTCATATTCCTGTCTACTCAGATGGAGATTCTTCCTGCTCAATGCCAGCTGCTCTTTCCATACTTCCTGTACGGTCAGACCTTGATGAAGTTCCAGCGCTTTCCCGGTCTCTGTGAAAAAAGACTGAAAAGGCGGCCTGGTTCGTTCTCCCAGGGAAAGAAGCAGTTCCGGAAGCGGCCGGTGGGTACAGCGGATCTCCCCTTCCAGCAGCATGACAAACTGTCTTAACATCCGCAATTCTTCCACCCGCTGATCCAGTTCCCTGGCTTTTCCAAAGCCAATTCCCGCCGTGCCCGACAGAAGTAAGCCAATGCCTAAAAGCTTCAACATAACACCGTTCCTCTGTGATCCGTCACCTGCCGGACTCTGCCCGGTGCATCCCTTCCCTCCAGAAATACCAGCCGCTGAAATGCCCCTGCTTCCAACAGTTTCCGAAGATTCGGCTTCTGAAATACGGCATCCCGGCTGTCTCCATGGACCGTAGCCAGAACGGTACAGCCACAGTTGGCCGCATACTGAATTTCCCGCACATCTTCCTCGCTTCCAATCTCATCCACCGCCAGTACCTCCGGCGCCATGGAGCGGATCAGCATCCGCATGCCCTGGACTTTGGGACATCCATCCAGCACATCTGTCCGCATGCCCACATCATTTTCCGGCACGCCCCGGCAGCATCCCGCGATCTCCGACCGCTCATCCACAATCCCTACCGTCCGTCCCCGGTGTCCGTCTGTCCCATTGGAAATCTGCCGGATACAGTCTCGTAGAAGTGTGGTCTTCCCACCACCTGGAGAAGAAATCACCAGTGTGTCACACAGGTTGTCTTGTTCCCACAGACACGGAATCACCGAATCCGCACAGCCTTTCTTCTCATGGGCCAGCCGGAGATTAAGTGCGGAAATCTCAGTCAGCGCCGTAATCCGTCCTCCGTCCAGCACCGCTCTTCCCGTTAATCCCAGCCGGTGTCCACCCGGAAGAGAAAGATACCCCTGCCGGATTTCCTCCCCATAGGCATAGAGAGAATAATTCGCCAGATAAGACAGAATCTGCCGGACTTCCTCCGCTGTATAACAAACACCCAGCCTCCGTTCCCGGCCCTGCACCCGCACGGACAGACACTGCCCTGCCCGCACCCGGATCTCTTCCGTTTCCCGCAGATCAAGCTTCGCTTCCTGCAGAGGATTTTTCAGAATCGCCGGAAACAGTTCCATGATTTCTTCGCATTTCATTGTCCCAACCCCTTATCCCAAATATATGAGCCGGGACAGGTTTTATGCAAACAAAAAGAAACGCCTCCTTTTTCAGAAAGCGTTTCCGATTCTATGGAAGCAGTTCCGAGAACTGTTCCGTCCAATTCTGCTTATATTTCGCCGCCTCGACCGGCTGAAATGCTTCATATAACTCCAGATCCTTTAATTTACCAATATCCTCCGGCGTGATACAGTCCTCCCGGACCGCTAGCACCTGTCCAGACTGCACCAGCACATCACAGGCATCCTTCGTCAGACAGAAATCCACAAACTCTCTGGCAAGCTCATTGTCTTCCGCACCTTTGATCAATGATACGGGAACCGGCGTCCATCCGGCCTGACTGTAAATACAGCTCTCCACCGGATATCCCAGGCTCTTCACCAGCAGCTGGTCAGAGACAAAATTGACACAGATCAGATACTGTCCAAGTCCTGTCTTCTCCGCCGCCGTATAGCCGCTGGAGGTATATTGTCCTACCTGCTCATTGAGTTTTTCAATATAATTCCAGCCTTCCTCTTCCCCCATAATTCCAAGTACAGAAGCCAGAAATGTATATCCGGTTCCGGACGTCATCGGATCCGGAATTACAATTTCTCCCCGATAAGCCGGGTCCAGCAGGTCTTCCAGCGTCTGGGGCTGATGATCCACCTTTCCGGCAAACTCTTGCTCCCACCGCTCCGTATTCACGCCAATGGAAAGCACTTCCACATACTGGGCTTTCCACACATCATAGAGGACATGGTCACGGCGGCACCGCAACTCCAGCGTTTCCTCCGGGAGCCAAAAGAACGGAAGCACCACATACTTCTCTTCCTCCGTCCTGGGCGGAAACACCAGCACCAGAGCGGTAATATCCGAGGTGCTGGAAAGGTCGAGTCCTGCATAGCAGTCACGGCCTTTCAGGGAATCCAGATCAATGGGGAGGTTGCCCCGGTCATAGATGTGTTCCGGTATCCAAACCACCGTAGCGTTTGTCCAGATATTTAAGCGGAGCTGCTTGAACACATTTTCTTCGGCGGGGTTATCTAAGGCATTTTTATAAGCCTCACGGACACGGTCGATGGCGATGGTGTGTCCAAGGGACGGGTTGGCCTTATACCAGTTTTTCTCGTCATTCCAGTCATCGCCCTCATCCAAGCCATACACTACCGGGTAAAAGGTAGGATCGTTCTTACGGCCGTTTTTGATGTCCAGCGCCTTGGTATGCAGTTCATAGCAGATGCTCTGCTTATCGGTCCCGGCGGTGGTGATGATGAAGAATAGGGGCTGTTCACGGGCATCGCCGGAGCCTTTGGTCAGAACATCGTAGAGTTTGCGGTTAGGCTGTGCGTGGATCTCATCAAAGACCAGCCCGGACACGTTCAGACCATGCTTGGTGCCTGTTTCGGCAGACAGGACTTGGTAGAACCCGGCGTTGCTATAATTGACGATTCGCTTGGTGGCAGCGGCAATTTTTGACCGCTTCATAAGCGCCGGGGACATCTTGACCATCTGCTGGGCAACATCAAAAACGATGGATGCCTGGTTGCGGTCACAGGCGGCACCATAGACTTCGGCGCTGGCTTCGCCATCCGCATACAGCAGATACAGGGCTATCGCCGCAGCCAGTTCCGACTTGCCCTGTTTCTTTGGGATTTCGACATAGGCAGTAAGGAACTGCCGCTTTCCATCCGCCCGGACGATACCGAAGATGTCCCGGACGATCTGCTCTTGCCAAGGGAGTAGGAGAAACTTCTTCCCGGCCCACTTGCCTTTGGTGTGGCAGAGATTCTCAATAAAGCGAACTGCCCGGTCTGCCTTCCGGGCATCGTAGTGGGAGGTGGGGAGCATAAAGGGCGATGGGGTGTACTGGAATGCCATCAGCTATCACCTCCAAGCAGAAGTTCCATATCATCTGCCGGGCCAGCCGCACCCTCACCACCAACGATCCTGCTTCGAGCAGACGGGGTAAGACCGAACTGCTCACAGAACTTCAGCATGATTTTCATATTGGTCTGGGCAATGGACACCTGCGGAACCTGCTGGAGATACCCGTTAGGAGTACGCACCATGGAGCCGTGCTGGGTCAGAAATTCTTCAGCTTCCTTCCAGCGGGCATAGGCTTGGCAGTACCCAGCAAAAGCCGCCATATCCATTTCGGTCAGCAGACCCATCTGCTCCAGCACCTTCGCCATCCGCTTCCATTCACGCTTGGCTTCATCCTCCAACCAGGACGGACAGCGGGGGGCTTTTTTCTGGGGCTTGGGTTCCGCCTCGTTCAGCGGTCTGCCGCCGGGATTGCCCTCCAGCATCTTGAGTGCCGTGGGCTTGGGTTTTCGACCTCTCTGTGCCATCGCTCACACCTCCTTTCCGCAAATGGCATGAAAAAAAGCCGCCACCACAAAAATGGTGCGACTTCATGAACAACGAGCAACAGCCCCTCTCGGAGCCGCTGCCGTAAATTATCTCGTTTTTTACCAGTTTTCGCTGTGGAGCAGGAGTTCCAAGGCAAGCTCTGTGGCTTCGTCCGCAGGCTCGATGTCCCAGCCCCTATCGTAGTTGCATACTTCCTTGCCGTTCCGCTTGACGGTCAGCTTGGAAATGCGACCGCCATCGATGCCCCACTCGGAACCCTTGTCGTACTGCTTCATCCAGTAATGAAAAATGTCTCCGCAAACCTTGATGCTGCCTTCCTTCCACATAATCTGTTCCTCCATTTTCTTGTTTGTTTTCCCTTTCGGTGGTTACATATTCGCTCTAAACCGCTATAATAGCAAGTCAATTCAGAGCCATAATGTACACAAAGAATGGGCGCAAAATGTGTGGGTTTTATGGGTATCAGTCAGCATCAGAGTCCACCCAGGGACTCAAAAATTTCTCCAGTTCAGCGGTGTCTTTTCCAAGGTATTCGTAGGCATCCCGGATTGCTCCATAGAAATCCTCGCCCTCTTGGGCGTCCAGGAGCATCAGAGCAGTGGCGATGCGCCCATGAACCTCCAAGGGTATGTCCTCGACCCCAAGCGTGGAGTTGAGGAGGTTGATTGCCAGCTGCGGAGCATTAATATGCATCATTGTGTGTCACCCTCCCTTAGTGCTGGCTCTTGCCAAGTTCGTAGGCTCTGCGGAGCATTTCCTCAATGCCCCAGACCGGGACTTCGATAAAGTCCTCGGAATCGCAACCGCGCTCTGCCAAGTCCCCTCGGCTTGCAACCGCCGCACAGCATTCCTTGGCGATGTTCAACAGGGCGGTGGTCTCTTTCTTGGTCATGGCTTGCTTTTTCATGGTGTTTTCCTCCGTTTTGTGTTGTTTTCCCTTTCGGTAGTCACATATTCGCTCTAAAACACCATAATAGCAAGTCAATTTGAAGCCATAATGTACACGAATATCAGCGAGAATAATTGGGCGGATTACACCGACAACGACCAAAAGAGCCATGCGGCTCTTTGGTACGGGTCTGCTTAGTTTACACTGAAAAGGTAGCCGTGCAGTTTCTCATGCTCCCCGGAAAGGTAGTTCATATTGCCGTTGACCTCGACAAGCCCCTCCAGCTTGCAACCGTTCTGCTGAAAAAGCCATGCGGTGTCAACCGCGCTGCTCCAACCGGAGGAAAAGGTGAATTTCTCGATGCCATACTGCCGAAGGCAATTGAGCAGGGCTTCCACATCCTTGTCCCAGACCACATCGTTGATGTCCAGGAGGTCGTTACCGTTCTCTCTGGCTTGGTCGTACTCCCGCCAAATGCGGCTGGCGGCACCGCCGAGTTCTGCAATGCTGTTCAGCAAGGCGCGGTAGGAAACTCGGAGGTTTTCCTTTTCGGCAGCATCAGCGGCATCGTGTTTTTTCCGCAGGTCGGTGATTTTTTCGTAGGTTTCTTCAAAAATATTCTTCATGGCAGTGTCCTCCGTTTTGTGTGTTTCCCTTTCGGTGGTTACATATTCGCTCTGAATGCCTATAATAGCAAGTTAATTTAGAGCCATAATGTACACAAATAAAGAGGAAAGAAACAGGGTAAATTACCCATCCATGCGATGGAAAGAATCTACACCAGGGATAAGGTTCAAGCCGCTGCCGGTATCCCACCGCACGAGGAGCTGCCCAGAATCGTCAACACCTTGAACGGTTCCAACAGTTCCTCTTGGCGGGGCTTGGATATCATCCATCGCATCCAGCACAAGCCGGGTGCCCACCGGATAGGTGGCTCTCAGTTCGTTGGGGGTCATTCGCAGCCACCTCCTCTATGAAAGCGGTGGATGATGGCAATGATTTCTTCCTGCTCCGTCTCAGCGATGCCAAGTCCGGCAAGCGCCTCCCGTGTGCCGCAGTCTGGGCAAATGAGGGTTTCGTTGTCCGCCCGGCTCAATGCTGGTGCCCCGGAATAGAGCCGCCCACAGCGGGGACAGGTTTTCAGTTGAATGGTGCGTTTCTCTTTCATACGTTGCCATCCTTTCTGCTATAGGCCAGAGTCTCCTCCAGTAGTGCGGTATCAAAGCCGAACTGGACATAACCAATGGTGCAGGTTTGAACATACATGGGTGAGGGCGTGCCCAGCGGCCGATCCTCGTGCATGATGTAAACGAAGGCATTCTCCTGGTGGCATTCGCCAGTCTCATAGTCCTTGATGGTGACAGCCATTTCCTTTTTGTAATAAAAGGTGGGGTAGCCCTCGTAGCGGTCAAGGTGCCGCTCATCCTGCTTGCTGACAGCCCACACGCCAACCGGAACCGAATATCCCTTGGCGGGTTCAATCGTGAGGTAGGCCCCGGTCTTGCTGCCTTTATACATAAGCCGGTAGTCTTGAATGGTTGCAGTACCGACCACCTCGGCGTCTGGGCAGCGGTAACGCATCTGCTGGCAGTGGAGGTTGCTCCCGTATGCAAGGTAATAGCGTTTTTTCATTTCAAATCATCCTTTCCGGAGGGGGGAATACCCTCCTACCACCGAAAGCCCGCCGGAGCGGGTTCGGGGGCCTGCGGCTAATGCCTTCAAGCGGCTCTGCCGTTGCGGAAAGCGGCATCTCCGGAAAGGCGGCGGGTCAGGACTTCTCGTGCGGTGGAAAATTCCTCTCCAATGAACCCCAGTCGGAGCAGCCAAGTCCGCATGGCGTATTTGGGGTTCTCGGTCTGCTGGGGGTTGGGGCTTGCACTGCTGACCATCTTTGCCATCTGGCTCAGTGCGAGGCAAAGCTGAATGTAGCTTTTCAGCTGTCCGGCGTGGAGACCGTTCTGCTTGCCGTTTGCAGGGGCATCGAATTGGAAAAGGCGGAACTCAATCGTCCCCTTGGTAAAGGTGGCGTGGAGGTTCAGCATATGGTAACGGCTTTCGTTGTAATGATAGGATCTATCGTAGTCTGCTCCATTGGAGGTATACCAAATGTCCGCCAACGCCGCCATGGTCTTGGGCTTTTTGCGGTTCAGCTGTTCGAGAAAGTCAGGGTTGACCGTGCGGCAGTATTCGTTCATGCGGTAGATGTCAAGGGCAAGGGCATCCGCCAAGAGGGATTCATGGCTTGCCATGATGTTGGCGAGGTTGCGGAGGGTCTTGGGTGTATGACCTTTCGCTCCGATGTGGATGTGAACTCCGCACCCTCTGGTGGCATCGCTCTTAGCCCCCGCCTTGCGAAGAATGCGGATGACTTCCTGCAACTGAGGGAGGTCATCGTAGGTAAGAATGGGAGTAACCATCTCGCACTTTTCTTCGTCAACTCCATGGATACTGGAGTCTTTTTGGAATTTCCATTCACGCCCTTGGGCATCCCATGCGCTCCAAGTGCTGTAGCCGTTGCGTCTGGCGGTGTTCTGGTAATGCTCTGTTCCGAAGAACTCGGCGGCAACCTTGGCGGCTTTGTCTCTGGTGATGCTGTTCATCTCGACCTCAACGCCGATGGTCTGCTTTTTCATTTCTGCAATCTGGATGGCGGTCTTTTCGTTCATGGTATGGGCTTCCTTTCAAATGTGTTTTCCCTTTCGGTAGTCACATATTCGCTCTAAAAGCCCATAATATCCAGGATTATCTAAGCCATAATGTACACGATCATTTGTGGGTGATTTTGTGTGTTTCAGGCAATCTACACCTTAATCTTGATACGGATGCCCACCGGCTCATATCCGCACGGGCGCAGAACCCGACGCATCAGAACATAGAGCAGGGTCTCCGTATCATAGTTGGTTTCAAGAAATAGATCTTCGTCCAGCTTGATTGGCTGTTTCATGCCCGCCGCCGAGGATGCCAGAATTGTGCGGTTGCGCCCCATGATACGCCCACGGAGGGCATATAGATTTTCTTGAACCTGCTTGTCCTTGAGGGCATCCTGCATGATAGCGGCAACGACCAGCTTCCACTTGGGTGTCTGGATAACCTCGCCGTTGGGGAATTGGGTTTCAATCGGCTTCCTACCTTTAAAATAGGATGGGTGAACAATGATGGGAATGACAACCTCGGAAGCAGGTGGTTCGCCCAGCACCTCCGCTCTCGCTGCATCCAGCGTGGTGTTGACAAAAAAGCGGAGTTCTGTTTGGAGCGGCAGCAGGTACCGCTCCAGCAGTTCCTTGTCCCGGTCGGTCAGGTTCATTCCGTCCACCGCCCTTTGTAGGTTTCACCCTCAGCATAACCATCTGCATCGTAGTAGTTTACCCGAACCCAGCCGTTACACTGGTTGGTGGAAACGGTGATGTGGTCAGGAAAGATGCTAAGGAGAACATCCTCACCGTCCGAGTTCACCCCGGAAAATGCGGCGAAGCTATCTCCAAATTCCTGCATCATCGTTCTGCGAATGTCGATGCGGTCAAAGTCCTTTGCGAGTTCATTCAACCGCATCTGCTGTTTCTTGTCCATTTCTGTGACCTCCTTATTTTTGGGTAGTCACATATTCGCTCTAAAACCTCATAATATCCAGGAATATTTGAGCCATATAGTACACAATCATTCGGGGGCGATTTTGTGTACTATATGGCTCAACTGCGGGGGTTACTCGAACTCCTCATCCATACTATTGTTGACCTGCTGAACAAGCAGTTCGTCCAGCATAGCTTCCGCCAATTCCGGGTCAGTCTCTTCCGGGAGAACAATCGCCTTGGAGGGGTCAATGGGTTCCGGCCGCATAGCGTCCGCCTGGGCCTTTGCCGCCTGGCGTTTCGCTTTCATCCTGACCTTGAACTTTTCCGCATCCTCATCGGTACGGAAAGCCGAGTAGCCTTTGAGGTCCTGGAGCAGGACCCTCCGGGCCGTTTTGAAATCTGCTCCACCGAAACCCAGCTGAATGATCCAGCTGCGGAAATAATACTTTTCGTTTTCAGGTTTCTGCTCATCGGACTTGATGCGGCTGGCCTGTTTCGCCTTGGCCACCATAGCACTCGCCAGCTGGGCGTAGGCTTTATTGCAGTCGGGGTCTTCCGACCGGGCAAAGGTCAGTGTCACGGACTCGCTATCAAAAGCAAAGCCCCGGCAACCATCGCCGTTCTGCGCCACGAGGGCGAAAAACGCCTCGGTGGTGTCAGGGGGCAAGGTTTCCAGGGCATTGACCAATTCGGCGGACACGGCGAAGCAGGGCGCTCCTACGGCTCGGTTCAGCAGATACTGCTTGGCGTGGAGCATGAACACCAAATTCTTGAGGTGCGTGACCGTCATGTCGGGGGTCGGCAGCGTGATATTCAGTTCATCTGTCAGCGGCATCGCAAAGCCGTTCTGTTCGAGGAATGATCTCAATTCTGCTTCTCCTTCGTAGGTTTCCGAGGTGATGGTTCCGTCCCGGTGGATGATGACCTGACCTGCGGCGTAGGCAAAGGTGGGAGGGCCCATATAATGAAGGTTCTCTCCAAGGTAATCCGCCACGGCCTTTGCCATCGCTTTACGGTCTGTCGTGCTGGTTTCAATTCGCATTTTTATGTACCTCCTATTGTTTTGGTAGTACATATATCACTCTGAAACCCTTATAAGTCAAGCGTTATAAGCCCCTGTTCACATATTATTATCATCCGCCGCTACCGCCCAGGCGATGCCGGACAGAACGAAGAAAACACACGGCAGAGCTACTCCATTTCCCCAGAGTTTATACTCCGCGGAGTCGGAGTAGGGGTTCTTCAGCCATTTGATGATCTGGTTTCTGGTCTTGGGCTTGTTGGCCTTGGATACCAGGCGGCGGTGAGTTTCCCACACCTCAGACCAGTAGGCGATGTCCGTCTCGGAAGGCTCCGCTGTTCCCAGCCCCTTGCACCACCAATCCGCAAAGCCCTGAAGTCTTGCACATTCCACGGGGGTAAGTCTGCGGACATAGTAATCCGGCTCGACCACACCCCCATGATAGCCGGGGTTGGAGCCGTTCACGACCGTGGACGCTACTTCCTCCTGGAAACCAACGCCCTCGGCTTTCTGCATGGGGTCAAAGCCATACGCCGAATTAACCAGCGGAGGATCTTTGTAATCCCTTGCCATGAGCGTGGGGGCAACATCCTCCAACGACACCATGTACGAACCCGTGGTCATGCAATAGGCAACCGCATGGCGGTCGACAGCATCCAGCGTAAAGGAAACCTCCTTGTTAATTCCGCTCCCTTGGGGGCCGTTGGTGTCCTTGCGACCGATCATGCTTCCTTGAATTGCAAAGGCGGGTGTCTGCTCTACAATGCACACACCACCCTGGTTGCAGCCGGGGTTGCCGCCGTTGCAGTCCAGCGTCCGGGCGGTATCCGCTTCATAGAAGCCGCTGTGAGGATTATCTGACAGCATGGCATGGCTTGCAAAGGAGCAGATGCCGTAAGCCTTGGGGACAAATACAGCCTGGTCGTTGTGACAGCCAAGCGTAGCAGACTTATTTTCCTGGATCAGCGCACCTTTGCCGCCGCCCTCGCAGCCGCTACGGATTTTCAGGGTCTTGGGTGTTCCGTCCATAACGAGCGGAACATTGTTCCCGCCGGTTCCCATCCTACAGGTCAGCGTCTGAATGGCATCGCTTTCCTCGATTTTGACCCGGCAATCAATAGGATGATGCTCCAAGGGAATCACGCAAGGGGGATGATGCGCTTCGGCTCGAAGCGTACAGGTCACGCCCTCCGTGATATCCATACGGTTGCCGCCCTGGTCGTTTAGGACAAGAACGCCATTACGACCTGTGGACATTCCGCAGTTCATACCAAGCGTAGCAACTTTATCCGAAGCTGTGGAATTGTAGCCATCTACA